TCGGTGTCGCAAAACGGAGATTTGCCACTTTACTCCGTGAACAACAAAGTGGCTTGTAATTATTTAATTAATGATTATATAAATAAATGTAGAACGCCATAATGGGTTCTATTTAAATAAACTTGCTTAACAAAAGGAGTTATAATGACTAATAAAGCATTTTCAATTTTCAATCAATTAAGACCGGTAACCGTAGGGTTTGACAATATGTTTGACCACTTTGAAAGAATGGTAGATGACCATAATTTCAACGAAATGGTTGCTGTAAAATACCCACCATACAATATCGTAAAGACAGGTAGTTATACCTATGATATTCAACTAGCACTTGCTGGTTATGGTAAGAAGGATATAGATGTATCTTTTGAGGATAGTGTCTTAACAGTTAAATCTATTAAGAACGAATCAGAAAAAGAGGTTGAAGAAAACGATGGTATACTACACAAAGGTATTGCCAAGCGTATGTTTCAAAAGTCTTTTACAATCGCCGAAGATGTAGAAATCAAAGGTGCTGAACTGAAAGACGGTCTATTAAGTGTATCTATGGAGAGAGTTATTCCAGAACATAAGAAGGCCAGAACTATTAAAATTAAGTAGTTTAAGAGACCAGAGGCGAGGCAGCATTGACTTCTTCGCCTCTTTAGTATATAATGACATTAGAATTAGATAAGTCTGATTCTTAAATTAATCAAGTTGCTAAGGCAACAGAAAGAGTATATAATGAGTATAACAAACACAACAGCAAAAGTCCATTCAGAAGCATTACAGAAACAAGTAAGATGGATTTACGACCTACATAAAAATAATCTATTACATTACGACCGAGAGAGATTGCAAAGACTCTTAACGAAATGGTATGGGAATAAAAGAAATTCCTATTTAACTACTTTGTTTAACGGTTCATCTTTAAAAGATACATTTCAATTAGCGAAAATTTCAACCATTGTTGAACAATTAGATATTGATATAGAAAACGAGAAGGATCAATTTGAAAAAGAATTTTTAGAAGAAAATTTAGAGTATTTTAAAAATTTACTTACTAAAGGAAAAGAATATTTAGTATTAGATGGTCAACATAGAATAGAAGAAATAGTAGATTACTTTGATGGTAAAACAGAATTTAATCCTTTTAAAGAAATTGCTTTAAGAATAGATGACCAACCAGGTCTTATTTCTGTCAAAGGTAAATTTACAGACCTACCTGAATCAATACAAACATATTTATTTGATACACCTATTATTTGTGTAATTTATAATACAGGTGACTTAACTGAATTAGTTGAAGTCTTTATTACATCTAATAGTATGGTTGCAATGTCAGTACACGAAAAAAGAATATTAAATTATAATAAGAATAATCTATTTTTAATTGACACTTGTTTCCACGACACAAATATTAAATCAATGTTTCAGATTATATCTGGAATGACAAGTGAATATGATCTAACTAAAAAAGGTGATACTTTATTCGCTGCTGAAATGATGTGTTGGATTAATAATAATAATTTTGAAAATCAAACACACATATTAGATCAAGTATGTGGTCCTGTAAAATCAAGTAGAATTAACAAAGATAAATCTAAAGTTTATATTTCTGAAACAGAAAGAAAACTTACTAAACAGATTTTAAGAATAATGGCAGACGGTTGTGCTGTGTATCCTGAAAAGTACCTTAAAAAGTTTAGCAAATCATCTTTGTATAATTTGTTTTATACATTAGCATTTTTAATGCAAAAGAATAATGTTTGGTTAAAAGATGTAGAGTATTCAATTAATGATCCTGAACAATTTGTTAAGATGTTTTTTGATGCTGAAAACGATAGATTGCAAAGTCAAGGAACTTATTATCCTTATACTTTACCAAACGGTACAAACAAAAGACAATTGCACGACTACTCTTTTGCTAAACATAATGCAGATCAGAAACATCAATCAAAAGTATCTATGAAAGGTGAAGGTGGTTCTAAATATGAATTTAAAGATTATGCTAGATTGAGATATTTAAAAGCAGATATAGAAGAACAAATACCTGCTTTAGAATCATTAGGAGTTATTACAAAATTAGGATCCAGAAAAGGTGAAAGAACTAGAGCAGAAATCCTAACAGAAAATGATATACCACTATCTCAACATAGTGGTTATCATATAGATGAGATTGTTCCTGTATCAAAAAGTGGTAATAGAACACCTGAAAATACTAGAGTCATTGATTCCAAAACTAATATAAACGATAGTAATAGAACTAAAAGAGTTATCGTATAAGTTGAAGGCAATGAGCATTGACTTCCTCATTGTTTTGTGATAAGATGAAGTCTATATTATAAATTATGAATAAGGAGTGAATAATTATGAACATAAGTGAAAACACCATATCGGTGTTAAAGAACTTTTCAGATATTAACCAGAATATTCTAGTTAAACCTGGAAACAAAATACAGACTATCTCTACAATGAAAAACATCTTGGCAGAAGCAGAGGTGACGGAGAAGTTTGATAGTGAGTTTGCTATATATGACTTGCCTGAATTTTTAAGGGCAGTTGATTTATTTGAAAAACCTGCATTAAAATTTAATGGTGGTTCAAATGTAACTATAGCGTCCTCTAACAATAAACAATCAATCAAATATTTCTTTGCTGATAAGTCAGTTATTGTTGCACCAACAAAAGCAATCAATATGCCAGATCAGTATGTATCTTTTACTTTAAAGAAAGAAGATTTTGCTAGATTGCAGAAAGCAATTACTACATTAAATTTACCAGATGTTGCCGTAATAGGTGATGGTAAAAACATTAAGTTAGTTGCTACTGATAAGAAAAATAAATCTTCAAATGACTATTCTGAAGTAATCGGAGAAACTGATAAGAAGTTTAATGCTTACTTTAAAGCAGAAAACTTAAAGATTATTGGTGATGATTATGATGTAGAAATCTCACAACAAAAGATAAGTCATTTTGTTAACAGGAACAAACCTGTACAATATTGGATCGCATTAGAACCTGACTCTGAATTTTAAGGAGTTAGACTATGGCGGATTTCTTATGGGTTGAACAGTACCGACCTAAAACAATAGAGGACTGTATTCTACCAGAGCAAACTAAAAAGACATTTTTAGAATTTCTAAAGAAAAAAGAAATACCTAATATGTTGTTGTCAGGTACAGCAGGCACAGGTAAAACAACTGTTGCTCGTGCTTTATGTGAACAACTAAATGCTGATTATATCGTAATCAATGGTTCAGATGAAGGTAGACAAATTGATACCTTGAGGCATAAGATTAAAAACTTTGCTTCTACTGTATCTTTCAATACTGAATCTAAACATAAAGTAGTCATAATTGACGAGGCAGATTATATGAATGCTGAGTCAGTACAACCTGCTTTGCGTAATTTCATTGAAACATTTTATAAGAATTGTAGGTTTATATTAACTTGCAACTATCCTTATAAGTTTATTGAACCATTAAGAAGTAGATTTACACAAATAGATTTTAAGATAGTCAACGGTCAAAAGGTAAAGACAGCAACTGCTTTACTTAATAGACTAGGTAAAATACTTGATGAACAAGAGGTATCTTATGACAAAAAGGTACTTGCTGAGTTGATTCAAAAGTATTATCCAGACTTCAGAAAAACTATTAATGAACTACAAAGATATTCAGTAAATGGTAAAATTGATAGTGGTATCTTCTACAATCAAAAAGAGGCAGATATAAAGAGTTTATTTGCGTCTTTAAAGAAGAAAGACTTTAACGAAACTAGAAAATGGGTAGTGAATAACTTGTCAGTAGCACCTGCTGATCTGTTTAGGATTATCTATGACTCGTCTAAAGAACATCTACACCCTCAATCTGTACCTCAAGCAATACTTTTATTAGCAGGATACCAATATAAATCAGCATTTGTAGCAGACCAAGAGATAAATATGGTTGCTTGCTTGACAGAAATAATGGCAACTTGCAAATTTAAATAAATTATTAAAGAGGATACAATGGCACGAAGAACATTTTGGCGTAAAGCGATAGTCAAATTGCGAATGTGGTATGCAGATATACGAGGACATCACGGTAAAAGATATAATTACGAACCAGGTGATTGGTATATGGGCAGACATAACAGACGCAACAAATAATGGCATACGAATTAAAAGAATACTTGAAAGCGATTAACGAGTCTAAAGAGGACTTAATGAAATCAGATGAAACCTGGATTAAGAAATATCCAGCATACATTATTAATCGTTGTTTATCTATGTTTTGGGATACTCTACCTCAAGCAAATGAAATGAATGGTTATCACTTCCTAAGTAATCAGGTTCAGTTTCAATTTTTAATAAATAGTGTAAGAAAGAAAAAACGATTTGGTGGTCGCTGGTTAAAGCAATCCAAATTAGCTTCTTTAGAGTATGTGAAAGAGTATTACGGTTATAGCAATGAGAAGGCTAAAGACGCTCTCAATATACTTACAGAAAAACAAATTGAAGATATTAAAGAATCCTTGAAAAAAGGTGGGAGAAAAAAATGAGTGAAGAAATACAATGGTCGCCTGAAAGTATGTTAGAAGTAACTATCAAACAACCAGATGACTTTTTAAAAGTAAGAGAAACTTTAACAAGAATCGGCGTTGCAAGTAGAAAAGACAAAACACTATTTCAATCGTGTCATATACTGCACAAACAAGGTAAATATTACATAGTACATTTTAAAGAACTTTTTGCTTTAGATGGCAAGAAGGCAACTTTAGTTGAGAACGATATACAAAGAAGAAACACAATCGCTATTTTATTACAAGACTGGAACCTAATTGATATAGTTAATAAAGACGAGGCAAATAACAAGGCGCCTTTAAGTCAGATAAAAGTATTACCATTTAAAGAGAAAAAAGAATGGAATTTATCTGCTAAATATAACATAGGAAAAAAGGTTACAACAGATAGCGACAATGCAAATACCAAAGTTTAAAGAATTTTTTGTAGAACAAGATTTAGAGCGTAAGCAGAAACCTATATCTGTTGCTATTATTACAATAGCAGATTCAGATGACCCTAAAGAAAATACAACTGCTGATCTTATATCAAAAGCGTGTAAGAAAAAAGGCATAGAGTGTATCATAGTCAATACTAAAACTACAATCATAACAGATAAAGACGAAGATAAAAATACCTTAACAGTTTACAACTATGATGGTGACGGTGGTAAACATACTTTCATAGGTAAAGATACCATTTGTATGGTTAGAGGTGGTGCATTGCAAGATGAAGGTGGTCTATCTTTAATATCTGCTTTTCAAAACTCACAAGCATTTATGATAAACACAAGAGCAGCAATGCTTACTTGTGATAATAAATTAACTTCAGCATTATTGTTTGAAAAATTTGGTATACCTACACCTAGAACTGCTTATGTTTCAAATGAGAAAAATTTAAAAACTGCATTAGATAAAATTGGTGGTAAGTTTCCTGTTATATTAAAAACACTAACAGGTACACAAGGTGTTGGTGTAATTAAAGTTGAAAGTTATGATGGTCTTGTTGCAACTGTACAAGCAATGTGGAAACTAGAAGCAGAAATGTTGATACAAGAATATATGAAAACAGATTTTGATGTAAGAACTTTTGTAGTAGATAACAAAATATTTGCAAGTACAAAAAGAACTCATAGTAGTTATGACTTCAGATCAAATACACATAGAGGTGCTGAAGCAGAACCATATAAATTAAGTGAAGAAGAAATAGAATTAGCATTAAAAACTGCTAGATTATCCAGAGCATATATGTGTGGTGTAGATCACATTGTTTACAAAGGTAAACCTTATGTGTTAGAAATAAACGGAAGTCCAGGGTCAGGTGCTGACTACGAAGGTTATCAGTACAAAGATTATTATTCTGATCCAGAACCATCAGGTAGAATAGATGGCGAAACTATGATGTCCTATGTAATTGATTGGGTAAAAGATAGAACTCATTGGGATAGACAATCACTTATAGAATGTGGTTGGTTAGAAACTATGGATGTAGATGAGATAGGAAAAGTTAGAGTTAAGTTTGATACAGGTAACGGTTCTGAAGCGTGTGCTTTACACGCAGATGAAATAATAGAATCTAAAGGCAAAATTGTAAAATGGAAATACAATGGTAAAGTTTATACTAAACCTAAAAAAGGTGTCAGTAAAGTATTCAGATCAAACGCTACAAACGAACCATCTGAAACAAGACCAACAGTTTCTATGGCACTTACATTTAATGGATTTACATATCCAGATATAGAAGTTGGACTAGATAGTAGACCTAGATCAGGTTCAGACCTATTAGTCAATAGAGATTTAATGCGACAGATGAATGTTGCTGTCAATCCTAATAGAACTTTTGTATTAAGTAAACGATTAAGACCTATTGAAAAAGAAGGAAAACAAGATAAAGTTGGATTTGAAAAAAAATAGCTTGACAAAAGCAACAAAGTGTGATATAACTATACTATAACAATAAGGAGAAATAATGCAAGAAGTGAAAATATTAAGACTCTCTACTGGCGAAGATGTAATCGCTAAAGTAGGTGAGAACGATCAAGGAGTTAGTCTAAAAAATCCTTTCGTAATAATACCTCAACAATCAGCACCAGGAAAACCAATATCTTTAATGATGTCATTATACAATGCGTTTGGCAAAAGTGATACTGTTACAATTAGCAAAGATAAAATTGTTTTTCAAACTGATCCTAAAGAGGAAATATTAAAATCTTACGAACAAAATACAAGTAAGATAATAACACCTCAATCAAGTTTAATTACAGAAACAAGTATACCGACATTGAAGTGATAACAGTTTACTTTATACGGACTAACAACGAGAAAGTCTGTGTTGAAGTACCTGAAGGAACTACTTTAATGCAAGCAGCTCGTGAAGCAAAGTTAAGAGAGATACCTGCCGATTGTGGTGGTAACTGTGCTTGTGCTACTTGTCATATTCATTTAACAAATGCTTGGTCGCATTTACTACCTATTAAACAGAATGGGTTAGAACAATCATTATTAGAATATGAAAAAGGTTATATTGAAGGTGTAAGTAGATTGAGTTGTCAAATAAAATTAACAAAAGAATTAGATAATTTAACGGTGAGATTAAGAGATAATGAACTTTTATAAATCAGTAATAGAACATCACGGTAAACTTCTTGTTAGAGGCATACACGATGGACAAGAGTTTAAAGAGAAGATTGATTATAGTCCTACTCTTTATGCAATCTCACAACAAGATACAGAATTTAAAACACTTACAGGTCAATCATTAAAACCAATTCAATTCGGTAGTATTAAAAAAGCAAGAGATTTTAAAAGAAATTACAATACAGATAATGCACCTATCTTTGGTATGGATCGTTATCAATATCAATACATTGCAGACAATTATCCTGAAGAAATAAAATGGTCAAAAGATCATATAAAAATATTCACACTTGATATAGAGTGTACTGCTGAAAATGGTTTTCCTGATATACAAAATCCTGTTGAAGAACTATTAGCAATCACAGTTAAAAATCAATCTAACAAACAGATTATAACTTGGGGTACAGGTGATTTTAAAACTGATAGAACAGATGTAACTTATATAAAATGTAGAAACGAAAAGTCTTTGATTATGGAGTTTATGAAATTCTGGATGAAAAACTATCCAGATGTAATCACAGGTTGGAATACAAAGTTTTTTGATTTACCTTATCTATGTAATAGAATTAAATTACTTACAGATGAGAAAGTTGTAAGAAGATTATCTCCTTGGAATCTAGTAGGTATGGAAGAGATAGTTGTAAGAGGTAGATCGCAATTACATTATACTTTATATGGCATTGCAATGTTAGATTACCTTGACTTATATAAAAAGTTTATACCTGTTAGACAAGAGAGTTATAAGTTAGATCATATCGGTAAAGTAGAATTAGGTTTACCAAAAGACCCTAACCCTTATGATACATTTAGAGAATGGTATACAAAAGACTTTCAATCGTTTGTAGATTACAATATTAAAGATGTTGAGATAGTTGACCAACTAGAAGACAAATTAAAACTAATTGAATTAATCTTAAATATGTCCTATGAGGCAAAGATTAATTATCAGGATGTATTTTCACAAGTTAGATTTTGGGATACATTAATCTATAACTTCTTGCGTAAAGATAACATTGTTATTCCACCAAAAGAAGATAATATAAAAGATGAAAAGTATCCTGGTGCATATGTAAAAGACCCATTGGTCGGTATGCACAACTGGATTGTTTCGTTTGACATCAACTCCCTATACCCACATTTGATTATGCAGTATAATATTTCTCCAGAAAAAATTATTGGTATGAAATCAAATGGGATTACGGTGAACAAGATGTTGAATGAATCAACGCCTCTAACATATCTTAAAACTGAAGGTGCAACGATAACACCTAATGGCGCATTATTCAAAACTGATAGTGAAGGTTTTTTACCTAAACTATTAGGCAAGATGTATAATGATCGTGTATATTATAAGAAAAAAATGTTAGAGGCGAAAAAAGAATACAACAAAACAAAAGATCCTAAACTACAAAATGAAATATCTCGTTGTCATAATATACAATGGGCAAAGAAGATTGCATTGAATAGTGCTTACGGTGCCATCGGCAATCAATACTTTAGGTATTATGATGTAAGACAGGCAATGGCAATTACACTTGCAGGTCAATTTGTTATTCGTTTTATAGAGAAGAATGTAAATGAATATATGAATAAGATATTAAAGACACACGACAAGATAGATTATATTGTGGCGTCTGATACAGATTCAATTTATCTTACAATGGATAAACTTGTTGAACAAGTATGTAAAGATAAAACAAAAGATCAAACATTAAAGTTTCTAAACAAAGTTGTTGAAAGTAGAATAGAACCTTTCCTAGATAAATGTTTCAAACAATTAGCAGAATACACTAACGCATTTGAAAACAAAATGGTAATGAAACGAGAAGTAATTGCTGACAAAGGTATATGGACTGCTAAAAAAAGATATATGTTAAATGTATTAGATGAAGAAGGTATTACATTTGACGAACCTAAACTAAAGATTATGGGTATTGAGGCAGTTAAATCATCTACACCTGAATATTGTAGAACAAAAATTAAAGAAGCGATTAAGATTATAATGTCTAAACAAGAAAGTGATTTGCATAAATTTATTAAAGAAACTAAAGAAGAATTTTTAAATCTACCTGCTGAGGCAGTATCGTTTCCTAGAAGTTGTAATAATATGAAAAAATATTATTCTTCTAGT